TGCCAATTTGCCCAGAGGGTCTTTATTTTGATCCAATTGGATCTCAACGGATAGGAAGCCGGTTCCCGTGCTTCCAACGGTATCGCGCGCAAACGCTTGAACACCTGGGTAAGGTGTCACTGAGGTAGCTACATAAAGGACATGGTTTGACCACATCGTGGGTTGGTAACCCACCACGTTCCACGTTCTACTTCAAAGATGCTTTCGTCGTGTATCATAGGAAACTTGTCCGCGTTATCAATGCATGAGGGAGATGATCAACCCACTATTGTGGCGTTGTCATCTTTCAAAGCAGCTTAACGTCTTACTGTGTTCCAAGAATATGAGCCCATGTCAGCTCACTTTCGTCGCGTTCTTATCATTATATTCGAATCGTTTTCGTGTTTTATACTATATTTTGCCTGGTGTATAGACGGCATAGATGTTGGCTAGATCGGGTGAACAATCAACTCTATATAGCTTAGCCCAGTGACCCTAAGGTACCATTTGGCCATATTTTACAGATTTAAAACTGAGGGTTTATGGACCCAACATAGTGAATTACTATTAAGCCAAGAACGGACCAACGATCTCGGCGGCTTCAAGCAAGGCAGGAGCAGCTTCTGTAAAGATCATGGCTACTTTTCCTGACCAGGAAAGGGTGGCCGCCGCGGCCTTTCCCACCATATCAAGTACTTCTCCAGCATTGGCAGCAATAGCCAATGTCTTTTCGAACACAGTAGATACGCCATCATGCTTGGTGGCTGCAACTGGTTCGGCAATACATCGGGTTGCTGTGTCTCCCGCTGGGGTGATGTTATGATTAAATGTAATATCGGATGGTCCCAATGTGGTTTCTCCATTATTGTGCGAGAGCACTTTGACGAACCCAGTAAAGGGTTCTCGGAAAACAATTCGGGTAACATCCGTATCAACTTGGAACGCATCGGCATAATCATAGGCTTGATGCCCTGAGCGTCCATCGTGTTGTACATCCAACATCAACGTATTTGACTTGTGTGCATAATCGCTTATTGGCAAGTCCAATAGAGCATTAGTAGCTCCGTTGTATTTTGTAAGGGCGTAAGGATCGCCAGCTTTTGATACAACTCCGCTATGGTTCCCGGTTCCGGGTGCTCCATCTGCGTCAAACTGCAGCCACGCACTCTTTGCTGCAGTTTTGCTCGTTTTGGGTCCAGAGAACTCCACTTCATAGGACACGTAGAGATCTCCATACTGTACATCATGATCGACATTATAGATAGCAGCGATCATGTAGCCAACATCTGAGGTTCGTAGCTCATTGGCATCCACCAAACCATGGTGGAGATCACGAGTATGTAGAACTTTGTTCAAATGCACCTTCTTGCATGGTAGGCTCAGGCCATCATAGACAGCAGCCCTGACACAAGACTCAGCGTTGAACAACTCAGTGCGATTGTTGGGAATATCGTCAGCAGCATCGTAAACGATAGCCAGACCAATGCCACCTGCAGTTGTCGTAGGGCATGTCGGTTGGTATGAGAACGTAAGGGATTTAAACTTATATTTCTCAAACCTTGACGCAACATTTGACAACCAAGGAAAAGTAGCACCGTCTGCTGGATTGATGTTGTAACGAAAAGGCTCACGCTTAGCGTAAGTGTTTCCGATGGCAGTGGTTCTCTCAAGTAGTGAGTTGTTAAAATCCACTGGATTAATGTACTCACGATGACGGACAGTGAGAGTACTACCATTAGAACTGAATTTAGCCGGGGTTGACTTAGTAATTCGAGTGTTTGAAATTCCTTTAGAATTCCGTGTGTTTTTGTTTTGTTTATGTGTGTTAGTAAAGCGGTAGTTTAAATCATTAAGGTGCTTCAGCCCGAATGATCGATCGCCCTGTGGTTCAAACCTACTGCAGTATCTCTACTGTTAGTGCGGGCACTTGGACCACCAACCTGACCTAAATAGGTCTCCCACCACACCCCAAGCGTTGCTCAAGCGACTAAGGACTCATTGTCGCTCGAACCCGTAACCATGGGGCATGTATTCACTCCTGACGGGCACATTCGGTCGTAACCTACTATGACTTCCACTACGGCATTTATTGATCCAGGCTAAAGGCCTGCTCCGGATACACCAGGTGCTGTAAAGCATCGAGTGCACAAGATTTTTCTGCTGTTGGTTGTTTCCATTTATTTGGTTCGAGATCTCTATAGTATTTCTCAACCATCATTTGTTCTTCGGGCGTAATATCATGCGCTAAGTAGAACGAAATTCTGGTGTCCCATGAAATTGGTCGTAACTTGTACTTCATTCCTCTAACCAGCTCGGAACGATATTTGTAGTAATAGTCGCCGACCTCAGGAATCCATGGTTTGCTGGTCCTAGCCAGCCATCTATAGAACTCTTGGAAGATAGGTATCCCCGAACTTGAAGCAGCGCCACATCCTGCTACGGCTCCAACCCATTTGTTGTAAACCTTTCGAGAATGTAATGGCTTGGTGCTAACCAAATCCGAGTACAAGCGTTTGGAAGGACGTGGCACCAATCTGTACCCCAACTCATCATCAAACACAGGCTTAGCCTGACAAAACTCTATTTGCTCTTTCTGTTTGTAGATTCCGTCGTAGCACATGGTGATACCAACTCGTCTAAACCAATCTTCCATCCCCTCTCTAAAAATGTCTGCGTCTCTCCTGTTCATGATTAACACACAGTCATCACCATCATTCAACAGCTTTGCTTTTGATGATAACCCTTTGGATTCGAGATAACTGTACATCAACGTGCACATAATTATCACATTTCCCAAACTTGTGTTCATGTCTCCTGACATTCTATTTCCCTCAACTCGATATTTAATAGTACCATCAACTCCTTGGTACTTTCCTTTGTTGAACTTCTGGGCCATCAGTAAACGGTTTAGACTAACTAAACCATCACCTGGGGTTGGCCCTGAGCTCATGCTCCTATAAATATCATGCTCAATTTCCAACAGCAAGGAATTGATATGTTGATCAAAACGAGAGGCATCCAATCCAATTGCAACAGGATCGCTGAAGGAGTCCCACATGTCTGATATCGTGTTTCCACGTTCGACCATGTTCATACCTTTTGCGACAGTTCGATGAGATCCTGTTGCATCGAAAATCTTATCAATATTTTCGAACACACAATGTTCCAAATGTTTGATATACCTACCCAACATTACATTGAATCGTGGTGACCGAGGTTGTATCGCTCTTGGTGCCCCTCCGGGCTTGCGATATTCATCCTTGGTGAAGGTCTTCACCACACAATCCTGAGCGCTAAATGTTTGCGCATTTAAGCTCTCAACCGCTGCTTGATACACTCGTAGCTTCGCCCCACCGTAACACGAAAGAAATTCTTCGTTTGTCATCGGGCTGACTTGGCCACTAAGATCAATCAAGCTCTTCATCTGCAAGCGGAATGATTTGGTTGTGTTGTGCACATGCTCCCGGGCCATGGCTCGTCTAGTTTTCTCTTCTTCCACATCAGGAAAGCATTCTAGATCCCATGGTTTGGGTGCTGTTTTGAACCCGCCGGATTTCTTAACAAAGAAAACTCGCTCAAGCACAGCATGTGCAACCGACTCAATGTCGTTGTTGGGCATATCCCAGTTAGGACCATTACCGTGACGGACTCGGTACATGGTCCGGGCACTCCTGCCCCCTTCCTGCCTGGAACGCTTAATAAGGAGTGTGTTCTTTCCAGAGCTGTTCACATCCTCAGCAATTTGCTGATTCGTGATTGTGCTTTTACTGGAAGATCCTTTTAAGCGTCCCAAGCCGCCCTAGCATCTGGGTCCACCCACGCCGGTCACCAGACCGGAACGAGCGGATGCGCGTTCTCTCACCGACTCATGTTGATACACCTCAAGTAACATGAGTTCATCTGCTGATGGAATCCAGAACATCTTATCTGCATGAAGCACAATTAAATGCGCATCTTTGTTTCTAAGAGATGTCCATTGCCCATCGCCTGAACGACGCAATGCTTCAACCCGTTTGGTGACATCGGCATAGACTAATTTCCTATTCTCAGCAGTGTTAGGAATGTAGCCCAGCCTCATTTTCACCAATGAAGCAACCTCACCAGCTAGAACTGGTACCTTCAAAGCGCGACCGCCACCGAACCGAGCCCTTTTGGACTTATGGGATCGTTTCGATACGGTGATGTTCTGCTCTGCAGGCGGGACGACGGATTCGTCTCCTTGCTCTTCGTCACCTTCGTCAATCTCGACCGTTCCGTCGACGACTGCCAACAGAGCACCCGCCTCCTCGGGTGTTGCTGGTGGTTCTAACACTCCAATCAACTTGTTTACACAACGACTGACCACAGTGTGTTTAACATCCACTGCGGGGGTCTGAGTTGTTGGAGCGTCTAAACCCTCTTTGGTGTAAGTCTTCGAGCCGTAAGACTTATTTGTTGTTGCAGGAGATCGTTCGCTTAGCCAAGCTACGATCCCCCGCAGGGCGTTGGTGATGAAAGTCTCACCAGGTAGTTCTATCACACCGGTTACGTTCCGGCCCAATGTCATGTCAGTTTCGTATTCCATGCCCTGACAATATGGTGCCTTTCCGTCCTTAGTGTGATCACTTACCTGATAAGTGTCTTCCACGTCCAACGCCCAAATGCCACCGTCGGGTTCCAACCCTTTGGTGGCCTGCTGCTTTTTACCGATTATAC